AAGGATTCAAGTATTCCTTTTTTTGTCACTTTCGGCATAACTTGCAGTTTGAGTGGCCAAAGTATTTTATAATTCTTAGAATCATCGCTCTCGACCATACAGATAATATCCTCGCCATTAACCAACTTTATAAGTTTATATTCAGTTGTTTCGTTCATTTGAGTTTTACCTTACTTATTTCGTAGTCGAATTGTTCTTCGTTATAGATATTTAGACGTTCCGTAAAATGCCTTAACGTGTAGTTATCTTTTCCTAGATCATCTGCGATATCAAAAATTAAAACGGAATCTTTACTCTCACTTGTGCGGAGCCCCCGGCCGATGGATTGGAGTACTCGAATTTTGGATTTACTTGGACTTGCGAGCACGATGTTGTGAATGTTCCTAATATTAATACCAGTAGAAAAAGTGCCATAGGATGCAATAGTAATAGAATTGGTGTGCGTTTCAACCAATCCACGAATCTCTTCCCTATGCTCTGTACTCGTTCCTCCGTATACGAAAAACGCACTATCTTTTCCTATTCTGTCATATATTATTTTGCCGTGTTTTTCTACAAGCTGAAACAAACATAAAGTATTCCCGTTAAGATGGCGTAATAGATTGCACACGAAATCCATTCTTTTCTCGTCGGCAACAATATAATCCAATTCTTCAGCATATGAAAACTTCTCCCTAATATTTAGATGTTTTAATATTATACATTTAATCTTCAGCTGAGCTAAAGATTTTTTGTCCATCAGTTCTTTGGTGGACACAACTTTTTCAGCCTTACCAAACAAACCTTCTAATACTAATCGGTGTGTTAATGTACCATCTAAAGTTCCCGTAAAACCAAATCTGTATTTGGTGTTATGCATTTTTGTCATAATACCTGTTAAAGATTTTGCCTTAAACATGTGAGCCTCATCACCGATTACAACTCCAAACTGTTCGAAATAACTTTTTGGCATTTTATATAAAGACTGCCACGTAGATATCACAACATCTTTAGATACCTTACGATCATGACCTTGATATATTTTTTGACAATATGTGCCGGGACTCCACCCATAATCTTCGAAATCCGAATACATCTGTTCTACTAGTGAAGTGGTGGGTACGAGTATTAGTGTTCGTTCACCAGCCATCTGATAATATCGAACTAGAGAGTATATTACCAGTGACTTACCGCTAGCAGTAGGGCTAACAATAAGAGCCCTATTTCTGGATAGGGCCAGTTGCACAGCTTCCAGCTGATAGTCTCTAATTTTGAGCGATTTACCTCTGCTTTTCGGTTTGAGACTTTTGACGAAACCTCTGACAACCGAACCCATAACATCCCTAGCATCGTCAACCCCTTCCTCTACTATATAGGAAATATTATTTTTATTACAATACTCTTTTACGTAATCCAACAGGCCTACGTATATCTCTCCACTAGCAGGACTAAAGAGACGTATTTTGCCATCCCACATACGATTACGGTACATAGGCATAAACTTTGCGCCAGGCACCTCGAAAGTGAAGTACTCCGCAAGCTCCTGCTGTTCAGAGGGTTGCAAATCCTCCAGCAAAAGATATACTTCGTTCTTCTTAGATATTCGCATTTTGCAAAGTCTGTGGTTCACCATAAGTACCACGTATCAATATGTTCCACGATATAGTTATACGTTCATCTGTATTCGTAGGAACCCAGTGTTGCAACCAAGACGGAAAAATTACACCAGTGCCAGTTTCTGAAGGAACTTGATAGACATGACTGTTATCCATATTCTGATTTGCACGCCTAGGAATCAAAACTTTTGCCTGAGCTCGTGGATCAAAAAACTGTGTGCCTGCTGTGTCTTTGGTGGCCTTCAGATAATACACACCTGACAGAATAGAGTTAGCATGTGTGTGCGGTGGGTGTACGCTACCATCTACCTGTTGGTTAGCCCACATTTGAGTTATCTCAACTTCCTGATTTGCGTATCCCTCTTGATTCAATATACCACCACATAAATGACTTACAAAATCAGAAAATGGTTTGAAGGAATGAAAGTTTTGCAAATCATCCCTTCCTTGAAATAGACCAAACGGCACATCCTTACCATTCTGTATGTCTTTATAATTGGCCTTTAAATCACCATCTATAGAAGATATCATTTCTTCGTGTTTGTCATTCAAACCTGATTTGAATGTGTATATCGATGTTGGAAATAACTTTGTTCTATTTACATCAACCATGCTACTATGCTCCATCTAGTCCCTTTTGTGACAACTTTTGCTTCGTGTGGAAACATGAAGTTAGAGGGAAATATTAATGCAGAAGCTTGACTAGGTTCAAACTTCTTGTTCGCCACATAAAACTCACCGCCTTCATAATCATCATTTAGATATAACAACACAGTAGCCTGTGGAAATCCATACTGTTGTCCATGACTATGGTGTATATTGTCGCAGTGTTTAGACATAAAACCACCTTCTGAATATCGATTGATACGAAAGTCTGTCATCCTTTGCACACTAAAAAGTGGGTGGTCTTGTGAATACAAACTACATACTTTTTCTACCGTTTGTTTGATTTCATCATATCCCTTATCACCAAACTTTACCCATACTTCATCCATCTTTACACGATCAGTCTCAACAACTTTACCGTGGTGATCTGAATATGTCGATGGTTGATAATCAAAATTAGTTTCTCGTATACCGTCACAATCAAGATCGTACGGCCATACATGTTGATAATAACCTATGTACTTCTCAATGTCCATCAGTCACCCTAAAATTACAAGCTACACTAACTCGTATATCACTTGTCCTATTAATAGACACACCATGTTCTAACCAACTAGGAAAAATTATTAACTCTCCTGGCTGAAACTCTTTTTTATTAATAAGTTGATTATACCTATTTTTAAGCAAAGGCACTGAACTGTCCATAATAGGAGTTGGCCTAGGGTCTTTGAAATATAATGGTGAGTCACCAGTTGATGTTAGGTAATAAACGCATGACCAGTGGCTATTTTGATGTATGTGTAAAGGTGCATGATCATTTTCTCTGTATATGTTTGCCCAACTGTCGTTCAGTTCTATTTTTGCCTCATCAACATATAAGTTCTCTAGTAGGGTTGTTACGATACCGCACAACTCATCTCGTAATTTATGAAAGGCTGAGTAGTCAAGAAGATCAGGTTGAGTTACAACACCAAAAGAATCAAGATTTTCTTTTTCAAGAAGTTTTTTCATTCTTGTTTCGTGTTTCATTATCTCGTTTATCCAAGACTCTGCATCTCCTATAGGATATTTCAGACGATAAGAATACGTTGTAAAGGCCGCCTCTCTATTTACGTTTACATCATACATTACATCATACCCGCTTCAAACTTCTTCCATTCAATAGCATTTTTAATATCCCAGCCTCGATTATCGATAGACTTTATCACACCGTCAACATACTTGACGATACTCTCGTAATATGAAATTTTGCCTTGAATTTCTAGAATGTCATCATCCGATTGGATGTACATCGTTAGATCGTTTTTGAGAACCTTGATATCAAATGGTTTTGCGGCATACACTTTTGCGTCTGCCTTACCACCGTAGTATTCCCATTTTTGACGATACATTTTTTGGTGATCAGCCCTTCTCATAATAAGAAGCTGATCGTATCGTGTTCTATGTTCCAACCATTTTGATTTAATGGTTTGATTTTTTAGAGACTCTTGATCGAGTCTTTCTTGGTCAATAACTGCAAGGTCATTCCTTGCCTCATGTTGTAGTTCTTCTAGTGTCATAATATACCTTATTCAAAAAAAGTAGAGCAGAGGTGATTTCTCTCCTTGCGTATATTGTCTGTAGTGAGGCTTGCCGAGTTGTCACTACCAATTAAGACTCAGATTGTGAATATGTTAAAGCTTATCACGATCTGCTCTAAACCTATTTATAATGTTCTAACTTCGTAGATTTGGTATTTGAAGGTTACGTCACAGGTGAGGTATTCTACGTCTGTAGCTCCACCATCAAACTGTAGACCACTAATAGATATTGGGAATATATTTTTAAAATCAATCTCTACGATTGGATTATTCTTATTAGACAATATCATAAGAAATGCATCAGAGTACATGGCTTTATCTGCAACCGCAGCTCCAACAACATCTGTTTGCGGTACACCACCACCAGCTGGAGTGTTTGAGGTAACATCTCTATGTTTTCTAAACTCTGCTCTTTCTTCTGGGAAACCAATACCTGTTAACCACTTGTGCAACTGCATATAGTTTTCTAGATACTCATCAACCAAAAATGTCAAATTCAAATCTTCATATTCTATCTTGTCACCCATTACAGGAATATTTTTAAAAGGGTTAGCAATCTCTGTATTACCCATAGAAAGGCCAGGCAAATTACAAGTCTGAATAAAAAACTCCACTTTTGGTAATTGGTTTATACCAAATCTAAACTGTGTTGGACTTGCATAATCTAATTTGTCTGG